GCGATGGTTTCGTGGTTGTAGCGAGTTGTCCATGCTTCCTGTGCATTGTCATAAGCGATGGCAGAGCCCTCGTTCTTAACAGGTGCAGCAGAGAAACCAGACAGTTTGGTCTCTTCTTCAAAGGAACGCTCAGAGGTTTCAGTCTCGTAGATTTCCTTGTGCTCTTCGCCGTAGCGGGAATACTCCATGCCAAACAAGGCATTGAGACCGGGGAGCAACTCTTTAAGTAGCTGTGCGCGTGAAATAGCCATTTTAAGTTACTCCTTAGACGGCTGTACCGTAGTAATACTGATGGTTTCCGAAGTTGATTTTCACCAAAACTTCAGGATACTGAGTAAATACCAAGGTCGCAGAAGAACCAATAGTTTGCTGCGGCGCAGCATTCAGCACAACCGAGGTCGTGTTGTTTGCAGTGATAGCCGTAGCGACGAAAGAGCCAGTCTCCACCAACGAGCCGTTAGGAGCAAGCCAAGCAACATCAGTACCCACGGGAACTGCGAAAGCAACGTTTGCAGTAGTGGTGATGGTTGCAGTGGAGATGCTGCTATAGACCGCAGTGCCCAGAGCGACAGCAGTATCGGGAACGACACCAACAACACGCACAGGGTAAGCAGAGTTGCCGCCAACAGATGCTTGCGACTGAACAGCAACAGCCGAGTTACCGGTGTTAGCGCTGCCAGAGTTTTGCACCAGAGGAGCATTTTGGCCGACCAGTGCGTAGCTACCGCTAGTAACGGTGGTGCTGGATGCGGGGCAAACAGCAGCTTGGAACACTGTATCAGGATCGTCAGCAACAATAGCAGTAATGTCGCCAGCCAGCACGCTACCGGGGTAGTATTGGGCGTATTGACGCTGCTTAGTTGTCGGGTTGGTGTAATAGCAACCCAAGAAAACACCAGTGATGATCTGACTATTCATAGTAGTCGTACCAGCAAAGGGTGCCACAAACCCACGCGTGATAGCCACAACGTCACCATAATAAATGGCTGTGCTGTAGTTATAGGGAATGGGGAAATTGCGAGTAGAACCCGCAAAAACCTGTCCACCGATTAGGTTGACTGGCTTTAGCCCATAAGGGGCTGATACCGTCGGATAAGCCATAAAAGACTCCTAAATTAAGAACCAGAACCGAAAGTGACCTTGGATTTGCGCTCTGCGAACAAAGGCATCCGAGGATCATTTTCACGAAGAAAATTGTTATCCACCGATTCCGATTGAGCCCGATTTTGCTGGTCGTAGTATGCAGACCGCTGTTTCATAAACTCTGAAGGGATTCGGCAAAGCACAAGTCCGCCTACTTCGATGCCGCCTTTAAAGCGACCTTCGAGAGCAGCATGTACCATTAGTTCGGGATACTCCTCTGCTTTGCAGGGCTCATATCCTTCACGCAGTTTCGAGGAAATATTGCTGGGGTCAGGTGTACCTTGTGTACTAATACGGATATACCTATGTGACCATCCCGGACGTTCATCAGGCATTGGGAGAGTCTCAGGCGGGCGCCACGCTTCCGGGCGGTATGTAGCCTTACGAGTATCCAATTCACGAGTCAGTCGGTTTTGTGTTTCAGCCATAATAATTAACCTCTATTCTGTAATGCAACCTGTTTAGCGTATTCTTCAATCGGCACCCCAAGCCTGCGAGCAATTGCGACTTCTGATGCCTTTAGACGAATGCGCCCCGGCGGTGTGCTACGTGTAGCCGGAGCCACAACATTAGCTGGTCTTGCACGACGATCAACGTCGGTTCTTAAAACTTTTTTAGAGGATGTCTCAACCTCATAGCTCCCGTCATCGAAATGCTCGGGGAATCGTTTACGCATTGTAGCGTCTATGGTCCGGAAGTATTCCTCCGACCCAATAAAGTCCGCACCATACTCGCGTTGTAGTTTTTTGTCAAGCCCCATAGCAGCGCTTGTCATTTCCTCGTCTTTTCCAAACCAATCTTGGTTTTTCTGTACCCATTTCTGGGTAGATTCACTCAATTTTGGAGTGGTTGGCTGGGCTGCGGCTGGTGTATATTGTGGCTCTTTGGGCTCGATCGGCTTCATTGAAGCCACTTTATCGGACTTCACCGCTGCCTTAGCAATGGCTTCCTGCGCCGCCACAATTTTGTCAGAGTCACCTTCCTCAAACGCTTTCTTATAGAAGGCTTTTGCTGCCTCAAGCTCTTGCTTGGCTGACAGTTTGGTCTGGTCAACTATGATTTTGCTACCGCTTGCTAGTTGTGTTTGGAGCTTTTTATTCTCCTCATACACTTGCCGAGCAAACTGTTCAGCGGCTTCACGCTCACGCATGGCCTCTTCTTTGGCCCTACGTTCGTCATGGTAGCCTTTTGTAAACTTTTTGATCCGTTTTTGGACCTTTTCGTCGTACGAAGCTAGCTCTTCATCGGTAACCTCGTCGACTGGTTTGCCGGGTTTGCGACCACGATCCTCTTCCGGGGTATCGTCTTCGATCTCAATCTCCAACATATCTTCTTCGGGTTTACCCTTATCTTCCTCAAGTTCATGAGGGAATTTGTATTCATCTGCCATGTTTTACTCCTTATGCAGCACGGGTGATACCGCGCGGGTCTTCCACAACCGCTTCGACCGAATCATCATTGATGAGGCGGAATTCACGACCATAAATCTTCAGACGGGTGCCTGAATTGGGGCGGACGATGACAAAGTCACCTTCCTTGCACGACGGCCCACTGGGGAACCGGGTAGCATCTTTATATGCATCAGGCCCCATCTTCACTACAAATAGTACTGGGGTCAGTACTTCCTCGTAATGCATCATGGTTGCTGTCTTAACCAAAGAACTACCCTCAATCTCCTCCATAGCCTCTGGGACTATAGTGAGAATATGGAACGTCTTAGGGTCGGGCAACTGTTTGGCTTTTTCTGCGGCATCTTTATTCAAAATGCCCGATAGGTCCACAGCGTTTGTATCAAACTCATTCATCTTCATATGACTCCAGTTTTTGCACGAGGTTGCTAACAAGTTGTTCTGCATGGCCCAAACCCCGGATGATCCCGCAGATGTGCCGGTACTCAGGGAAGTCCCCTGCCCTACCAGCGTTTAAAAATGATTCCTGATCCTGACGAAGCTTGTCGATCTCCGTCAGTACATGGTTAAGTACTCGTTGCGCGTCCAATTAAACTCCTTTAGGCGGTTGTTGACGATTCTGTTGTGACCGCTGCATAACTGCTTGCGCCCGCTGGTGTGCCAACTGCGCCTTGTTCTTGGCAGCGTCTGCGCCAATCTTGACTCCTTCAAGCTGCATCTGTTTAGCCAACTTGTCCCGTGCGGCGGCTGCGGTAGCGCCCACCTGCATAGCCGCGATTTCTTTCTGTGCTGCGATGCGGGCTTCTTCGAGGCGTAGCTGGTCAGCTTTAGTCGCTGCCTCAATCTGCTGCTTCTGTTGTTTGAGCTGCAACTCGCCCTGCTTCAACTGAAGTTCTTGCATCTGCATCTGTACGATCGGGTCTTGCATCTGTTGTTGCGCCTGTTGTTGTTGAGCTTGTTGCTGGTTGTTCTGCGTTATCGAAGCCGAGGCCTGCGCCACCATCATGGCAATCTGGTCAGCCATCTGCGGCGGCACCGCCTTGTTCTGATCCTCTGTGGGTAGCGGAGCGCCAAGCTGCATCTCAATATTCTTGCGATACTCAAAGCCCAAGTGTTCATTCACGTGCGCCATGACCGCCGCTTGAATCTGTGGTGCCATCGGGTTCTGCTGGAGCAACTGCATGATCTTGGGGTCCTGCATCATCGACATATGCGCCGCGATGTGGGCCTGATGGTTCTGCTCCATGAACGCCTTGACCGGCTTCTTGCCAGTGAGCAAGTTTTGGTTCTCAGTCACTGGGTCTACAGGAATCTGATCCTCCTCGACCGGTACTAGCTTGTCAGCATTCTTGATACCCAGCACCTCAATCATCTGACGATGTAGCACCGGCATGTCATACAACTGCGGAGCAGTCTGTGCCAGCTGTAATACAGCCTGATACTGAACCACTTTCTGCGCCATAGTAGATGCGTTGGGGTCCGAGACCGGCATTACTTCCACCATGTCGTAGTCAGACTTCTTAGCCTTGCGATCGCCCATCTCTGGGTCGTAGCTATATTCATCTGGTGTGTAGTCAGCAATGATGTGCTTGAGCAACTTAAACTCTTGTCGCATCGCATAGTGCAGCCGCGCTTGCACAGCGCCCATCACCTTCAACTGACGCTCAAGCAGCGCCAAAGTTGTGCCCACCGGAGCTTGGCTGGACATGTCGCTGACGTTCATATCGCCAGACGACGCGAATGACTTACCCTCTTGCACAATGTTCTGGAACAGAGCAAACAAAACTTGGCTCGGCTCTTTATATGGCAGGGGCAGGATGTTGTCACGGATAGAGCCGCTAGGCACGTCCACGTCACGGAACTCACCGGGCTGGATGGGAGTGTCATCACCCTTGACGCGCAGGCCACGAGACTTTAGACCGCCGGGCAAGTTACTCAGCGTACCTGCATCAATCAGCTGCCGTTGCAGCATGGTCGCGCTCTTAGCGTAGCCACCAATCAAGTGGATCAAACCAAAGCCATAAAACCCAAAGCCAGACGGGATGTACTGATAGTGGACCAAGTGTTCGCGCTTAGTATGGAGCGGATCATCCTCGTACCAATTACGGCGGATAGCCAAGATAGTGCCGGTACCCTTCTCGATAGTGACGATATATGGCAACGCAATACCTGTGGGCTCACCCTCTTTATCTGTATCCTCATAGCCCTTCAAGTCCAAGTCAACCTGCATCTCAAGGATGCGGTAGCGATAGTCTTGAATAGCCGAGAAGCCCTGCTCCTTGGCCTTCTGCTTCTCAATGTCATCCAACTCTACTGAGGGCTCGCCAATGTCCACATCACTGTAGAACCCAGCTGCCATGAGCTTAGCCAACTCATTTTCTGTACGCCGCATCACGTGCGTCACGCGCGGGGCCGTAGACAAATCAGACGCGCCGTATGGCACGACAATATCTTCAGCCGGTACAAAGATCGAAACCTGCCGCCCCTTGCTCGGGTCGTAGTACACCTTCTTGAACGCAGAGCCTGCCAGCGGCAATGACCACAGCATCTTCTCATGCTCAGGCCGGTACTCCTGCATCACGTCGGTCAGCTGGTAGTTCATGTCCTCAGTGACGCGCTGTGCAGCTTCTTCTTTCTCGGGGGTATCCTTACCAATAATCTGTGTCTTCACAGGCCCCGCCGCCGGGAATGTCTCCATGATGCCTTCGCTTTGGAAGCGCACAACAGACTCAGTCAGCATCGGGTGGAACACACCACAGGCTCCGTTCCAAGGCTCAGTACGCTCCTCATACTTCAAACCAAGCAGCTTTAGCCCCTCAACGTATGTCTGAATCCACTCCTTGCGGTCGGTCTGGTCTTTGTCAAAGTCGCCAATCAACTCTGAACTGATCCGACTAAGTTCACTGTCACTAATATAGTCAGCGAGGTTAGCGTCAAAGTCTTCACCGCCGGTATCCTCTTGGGGCATCAAGTCAATCTCAATGTCACCCATCTGGATGCGCACATCGTCGGGATTCTCGATCTCAATCTGTAGGGGTTCAGCTTCTTCCATATCAAGACCCATAGGAGCCTGATACAACGAGGGGGCCATGTTAGTTGCCATAATTAATCCTTAAACCGTGTAGTATTGGTTGCGCTTACTCTTGAATAAATATACTGGCTCCGGCTCATCGCTCGGCAACCTGATAAACCCACCCTGCCTAAACCTCATCAACGCTTGTGTTGTACTGTCAACCAAGTCGTCATTAGTGCCGCTAGGAAAATCATTGCACTCCTCAATAACTTCTCTTGCCCACCGGCGGTCTGGTGCCCACACTATACCTGCTGAGAACAAGTCAGATACTGCATTTACACGGCTGATTTTATCTTGTCCCTTGCCGGGAGTAAACTCACCGACGGGTATGCCCATCCGCCTAAACTCTTGGTACAGCGCCGCGCCGTTTGACTTCTTCTCCACCACGAACGCATCAGGCTCCCACTCCTTGTACTCTTCGAGCACTAGCTTTTTAAGCTCGGGAAACTCCATGCGTTGTTTGATAGAGTTGAGCAGTAAGATGTTGTAGTTCTTGGTTTCTTCATTAAAGAACACACCCCACGTAGTCAGGGCGTTAAAATCAGCACGGTTGTTGGCTTCTTGTGCAGCATCGAGCGACATGATGATGAACTCGCACGACGGAGGGGCGTCTTTATCCCAGATTTTCCACCACTCCCGCTTAATAAGCGCGCCTTCTTGGGACACAGGGTTCTGCATGTACTGGGCTTCCCAGTACCGGATGTCCATGCCTGCCTTTTTAGCCAGCAGCTCTTCCAGCGTCCAGAACGCTCCCCAGAGTGGTTTATCGTCCAAAATAGCAGGGAATTCGACCACTTCCCACGGGTCTACGCCCTCTTCGCGGCCCATTTGGGCGATGATTTGACCGGTTAAGTCAAGTTTAGACCACCTTGTCATCACAATAATAATAGCGCCTCCCGGCATAAGACGCTGCAAAGGGCCAGACTGGAACCATTCCCAAGCAGGAAGAAACACGTCTGGACGTCCAGTTTTGGCGTCTTGTTCAGAATGTGGATCATCAATAATGAAGAGGTCAGCGCCGCGACCAGCAAGAGCACCACCGACACCGATAGCAAAATATTCGCCATTGAAATTTGTCCCCCAACGTGATGCAGACTTACTGTCAGCTTGCAGTTCTATCTGCGGAAAGATGTCTTTATAGGCATCTGAACCCACCAAATTACGCACTCGGCGACCGAAATTTGTCGCCAAATCTGCTGTATGGGAGGCCATAATGACCTTTTTATGGGGGTATTTACCTAGAAACCATGACGGCGCGAGATAGGATATCAACTCTGACTTACCGTGGCGGGGTGCAATGTTGACGATTACGCGCTTTTTCTTGCCGTCGGCGATCTCTTCAAAGATTTTTGCTAGCCTACGGTGGTGTGGGCCTACTATATAGCCGGGATACACGTGGTCGGCAAACTCTAATAGCGAATCTTTGCCAACAACCTGTACAGAATTGCTGTCATAGGCCTTCAAAAGCTCCAAAGTAGCCCGTTTTTCGGTCTCGGGCATCAAGGGAAGCGCGTCCTTGATCTTTTTTAGCTGGTCAGGCGTGATTTTCATTGCTCACTACCCGTGCACTGACGCTAATTGTGCGTCTTTCCAACTTTTGGAGCGTCTCAAGCAGTTCATTTTCCACCTCTTCGAGGGGTTTGTGCTTGACTGTGACCTCGGAACGCTTCTTGAATGCGTCGATGCCATCAATTTCACCAAGTGCTTTGAGTGCACC